GCGCAGGCATTGAAAAATTCATCCGTCCGGTCGATCTTTGCAAGCTGTTCCTGCAATCGGCGCAGACCGTCGTAATTCATGCTCACGCTTGATCGTGCCATTACGCCCACCCCCGAAATGCTTCGAGTACATACTCGGCGTGGGTATCGTACAGAGCCGCCATACCGGAACGGGCGTAGTCGCCGGTCACGCCGTTCTGCGTAACTGTAAGGCGCGAGCCCTCGGGTATATTTACCTCAGGCGCGCAGAACAGCTTGACGCTCTGCGTGAGCGCTGCTGTGTCGCCGTCACCCGCCGCAGGCGAGGTCGTGAACGACAGCCGGCAGGGCTGCTCTGTGACCGTCTGTGCCTCAGCGAAGCCGGTGCTGTGATCCTCACGCACGACTTTCTTGCGCTCAGTGACGGTGAACGTACCTGTGTAGCCGCGCTCCAGTGTCTTACGGACACTTACCACCGCAGTTTTCGGAAGCATAACAGATCCTCCTCTCCCGCGGTCAGCAGACTGCTGATCAGCACAGACAGACGTGCGCTGTCCGAGGCATCGGCGGCAAAGGTGACGCTCGTGTCACCCTCGCTCACCGACTGGACAGCGTTTGTCAGGTCAAGGCTTTCCAGCTCCAGCTTGCCGGACGCATACGCCGCACTGAGATACCCGCCACAGGTACGGTCTACCCATACTTCAGTAAGCTCTGCCGGAATTTCCGTGCGATTAATCTGGTTCTTGATGTGGTTCTCCACCTTTTCGATGCAGAACTGCACCGCCCATTCATCAGGAGCAGTGCAGCCGAACGACGCGAGCCGCTTTAATACGCTGTCCAGAATACCGTCCATAGCTTTAACCCTTGGAAACGATCTTTGCCAGCGCGATAGACTTGTGCGGGATTGCGTTGGTGCCGTCGTTGATGACAGACCAGTTTGCACCGGTGGACAGATCAGTGTTGGTAGCAGATGCGGTGATGGATGCAGGCTTCTCGAAAGACAGGCCAGCAACGCCACAGATAAAGCCGTCACGGACATACAGCGTATCCTGACCGCCGTTGGTCTTGGGATCACGGCTCATCTCATACGGTACAGCATCGCCGATGTCATCCAGAATGATGGAGCCTTCACCGAGAACGTAGGTAGTATACTTGGTGTACGCAGCGGTGCCCTTGCCGGAATCCGCCGCAACAGCCTCGGTCGGCATACCGTCATCCACAAGAACCAGACGGCCGTTCCAGGTGCCGAGCGACAGATCGCGCTGAATGCCGTCCTCGTCGGTGTAGGTCATGTACTTGAGCAGGCGCAGGTTCTCAAGGTTCGTTGCCACTGCGCTGTGCATGATGACCAGCTTGAAGATGGACTTGTTATCGCCGCACGCCTGCTGCATCGCTGCATTCAGAGTGGCTGCGCCGACCATAGCCTCATCGCCGGTCTTGCCGGTAATGTCGTACACATGGCCCGCAAGGAACTCCTTTGCGGCACTCTTCTGGATGGCGGTGCCGGCAGAGGTGCTCATAGAGAACACACCGGACAGGATCGCCAGCAGCATAGCCTGCTTGACCTCCATCTTGTAGTCCGCAATCTGCGCGGCTACGTTGTCCATGAAGTTCACACCTGCGGTAATGTTGGTCGAGAAGTTGCGCTCGGTCCATGCGTCCATACGGCGGGCAACAACGAAGCCCTGCTCGTAGGTAGTGGTTGCAGTGCTGTTGATGTTGGTCGCACCGTCGTTGTTCTGGCTGGTCTTACCGGAGATACGACCAAAGTACGGTACTCGTGCATACAGTGCACCAGTCTGATTAGAGAGGGCACCGCGTGCCTGCTCGTTCGCGCCGACTGCGCCGGACTTCGCCAGCTCGGTCTTGGTAGTGTTCGGAATACGGTTTACATACGCACCGAACGCCTGCGGGTTGAAAGATTTGCTGTCAAACTTGGTTTCAGCCATTTCGATTTCACTTTCCTTTCATCAGTTGATTTTTTCGTCGGGGTGCTCCGCCATGTAAGCGGCCAGCTCCGTGTAGGTCATCTTGGAGGTGTCTACCTGATGGCTGCCGTCATCGTCGCCGCTCTCGCCCGCCTTGGCACCCTTGAGTTTGGGCGTAGAAGAACCGAACAGGAACTTGCTGTCCTCGGCGGTCTGGAGCGTCTTGATCTGGTCTGCCAGACCCTTGACAGTGCCGTCCTCGGCCAGCTCGGCCTTATCGAGGTTCAGCAGGGCCTTGGCCGCCTTGACGTTCCGCGCACCCGAACCCAGCAGCGCAGAGTTTACTGCGTTGTCCACCTTGAGGGTGCGGATCTCGGCATCATGCTGCTTCTGGCTCTCCTTGGCTGCGTCCTCGAGCGACTTGATCTTGTCGCGCAGGTCGGCAGCATCACCAGTTTCCTTCTGAAGCGCACCGAGTTCCTTCAGCACATTGGCATGCTCCTTACGGGCGTTGTCGCGCTCTGCAATCACTTCATCAAGGCGTCCCTTGGGAATCATGCCCTCGGTATCACCCTTGGCGAGATTCAGCACAGCAGCCGCCAGTGCGTCAGTCATGCCGTCCAGTTTCATCAGTTCTTCTTTTTTCATGGTCTTTTCTTCCTTTCACATTTGATATCCCGGTTCAGTCCGGTGTTTGCGGTCTTTCGGTTTGCGGCGGAAATGCCAAAGCGCCGAAGTGGTGCCGGCAGGGAATTTTGAAATCCCGACCTGTGCGTTAAAAGCGCCCTGCTCTGCCTCTGAGCTATGCCGGCAAAAGAAAAACGCCTCACCGGTTGGCAAAGCGTTTGGTATGCAGTTTTGGGTATGAAAAAACCACCGCAGATCGCTCTTTGGTGGTTATTCTCCGTTGTACTTAGGCGGCCATTCCATATGCGCCATGCGTTCTTTTTCGCGTTCGATTTCCGCGTCAATCTCCTCTATCGTGCGGCCGGAATCTACAACCGGGCCGTCATAGTAGAGATCGCCTGGGCGGTATTGCTTTTTTTTCACAGCCTTCTTATCTCTTTTCATAATAAAGCCCGTACTCCTTTGCAAGTTGGTCTAAAGCAGCCAGATGTGCTTCTATATCTGAATGGTATACCCGTTTGCCATCGCTGTCAACCCGTTTTTTATACTTTTCGATTGTTTCGTCAATAAATCGTTGTGTAACAGGTCGGTCCGAGTGCTTATATACATAAACGCTGCCGTCAGCACAGGCCGCGACACCCAGTTCATACCCTCGCCGAGCAGAAGTCTCAAAATCGCTTCCTGTCGGCGGCGTTCCATCTGGATGCGTATGTATGCCAATCAAGTCGCCTTGATTGTTCTGTACAGCCTTGCGAATATCATCGTTCACGCCTACTCCAAATTCTGTTTCATCGGCAATATTTTTACCCAACACCTTGCCCGTCTTGCGCGAAATGATATACAAATCTTCGTTAGCGGTACCGTCACGGTGCGTCAGAGCTGCCCGCGCGTACTTGCACAGACTTTCATCAGCCACGGTATTGCCGGTCATGCCGCGAAATTTCTTCATGTACCCAGTCGCGTTGACTATATCGAAGTTTACGCGGTATTCGTTCTCTTTCGGTGCGCGCTTATTCGTAATGCCGCGCTCGCTCTTTACCGACCGCTGCGCCCATTCCTCATACGTCATATCTGCAGGCACATAGTACGTTTTACCGTTCTCGTCCCTCGCGGCACGCATACCGTTCTCGTCGTTATCCGCGAAATACGGCACAGTGCAGCTGCGGCAGTACACATGGAACGGCGGTGCGGTAACACCCGGCTCGTAGTCCTTCATGTCGAACACCTTACCGTCAAAGTGGCGGCAGATGTCGGACGTGCGGCTGTCCAGCGTAGCTACGATCTGGTACTGTTCAACATCGAGGTCCTTGTAGCACTGCTGCTGCGCGACAGAACCAAAATAAGCGTTCTCGGTCATCACGAGCCGGCCGGCCTGACTTTTGGCGACGTTCATGCGCTTTGCAATAGCGGCAATGGCATCATCGGGCGCTTTGCCGAGGATGCACATCTGTGTCAGCTCGGAACTCACGCTGTCGAGCAGCTGCGCCTTGGACTTCCAGATGCGGTCGGAGAATGTCTGCCCGTCCGCCGTCCACGGTGTATCCAGCAGTTTGTTTACGCGGTTTTCGTCCACCTGCGCAACGTCAAAGCCGAGAGAGAAGCCTTTCTGTACCTCAAAGGCGGTGTGGTAGTAGTCCTCTTTCCATGTGTCCATGAGCCGTTCGGTCAGCCTGTTCTGCTCGGCGACAAAGGCGTTTTCTGCAGCGTTCTGCGTCCGCAGCTTGAGCGCCTCCAACCGTGAGATGTGAAACTTTGCCGAGGCGTTCTCCAGCTCTTTCAGCCACTTCTGCGACACGGCGTTTTCCTGCCCGCGCTTGATGTACTCCTCAATGTCCCATTTCAGCTCGTCAAGCTCGTTCTGCCGCAGCAGCTTCTTGGCCTCCGCAAGCGAAATGCCGTTGTTATCTGCAAACCGCTGGTACCAGACGCGGATCTCCTTGTCGATGGTAGCCTGTGCTCGGTCAAAGTGCGGCGCGATCTGGTCAACCGTCAATCTGCCGCGCTTATTTCGCATTTCTTCCACAGCCGAAAAGCGTTTTTGCCAGTATTCCCGATTGCACACGCGCCGCACCTCCCTTATTCGTTCTTATCGTCCGGTGGTTCATCACCCGGCGGTACGTTCTGACCAAAGCCGCCGTACAGGTCAAGATTTGCTTCCTTCTCGGCCGCCAGACGGTCAAGTTCGCCCTGTACATCATCGACCCACGGATGATTTGCCACAATGGTTTCATTGCTGATAACGCCCATGCTGTTCCGGCAGTCTGCAATAGCCGAGGATTCAGAAATCAAAATGTCGCGGTTGAAAATCAACTCATACGGCTCATTTTCAAAATCTCCGCCGCCGGTGTTTGAAATATGGCAGGTGATGAACCAAATCAGTTCCTCGAACGCTGCCTGATATTCGGTTTCCATGCCGTTCGCATCCAGCTCGATGTCCGAATACATGGACTTGATGTTCATCTCGTTGGCGTTGCCGCCGAGCCGGTCGTCCTTGGCATCGTAGCCCATGCAGTTCTCAATGATGGCTTTCTTGAACTGTGCGACCAGCGCCTGATAATTCTCGGCGTTGACCTCGATTTGCAGGGTACGCACGTCACCGCCGCCCGAGCTGTCCGAACGAACCTTAACTGCACCATAGGTGGCAAGGTTCCTGCGAAACTCACCGAGGTTCTCACCGTCGTAGTTGACCAGCACCATGATGGTGTTGCGCGGATCCTCCTGCATCTGGTCCTGCCACTGGCTCTCGATGGCGTTAAGGCCGTCCTGCATGGAGCGGCAGCGCGTCAGCAGCGGCGTTTCGTCTGCGTTGTACTTGAACGCGATCAGCGGGATGCGCTCCCAGTTGTACGGATGCTCTCCCGCCATGATGTATGGTGCGGAGAATGGCTCGACCGGTGTCAGGCTGCCGCCGGACAGCGTGAAGTAGTGAATGCCTGTATCATCGTACACCTCCACGCGGTGCACGATTTTCTCGGTCAGGCCGACGTACTCGGTCATGTCATATACGCGGATGGCGGCGTCAAGGCGTGTGTGCTCCTCATCCGCCCACAGAGGGATAACTTCATAAGGGCGCAGCCGCCGAAACGCCAGAGCACCGTTCTCGTCGTAATACGGGAACAGCCATCCGATGCCGCAGCACAGCGCGTCGCGGGTGACCGCCTTGATGAGCCGTGCGAACTTCTTTGTCAGCAGGTACGGCCGCAAGGCATCCACAAACGCCTGATCTTCCGAACGAATGACGAATGGCTGTCCGACCAGATAGTTGGCTTTCTGATCGAGCAGCTTGCGGAACTGGTTGTCCACAATGCGGCTGTTCGGCAGATTATCCAGCGTAATCAGCTCGCCGTTCTCACCGATAGCCGTACGCTGCTTGTGCAGAATGGCGTGCCTGCCGCGATAGTACAGGTCGCCGTCCATCATGTCGCGGCAGCGTTTCGACCGCCAGAATCGGTGAATCTCCTGCACGACGAACTGCGCGTCCGTCATGCGCTGATCGGTGTTTTCTCTGCCGAGGGACAGCAAATAGTCCTCGTATGTCTGATTGAATTGGAACATGGCTCGTCCCTCCCTTAGTCAAAACTGAATGTTGCGCCGCGCATATCGCCCTCGCAGGCGTAGCGCATGGCATCCATAAGATGGTTGAAGTCGTCAATGGGTCTGCCGATCTTGCTGCCAAAGCGGTCGGTGTCCCAGGTGTAGTTTGAAATCTCGGTGATGAAGTGCACACAGCGCGGATGCACGATGATGCGATAGTCCTGCAAAAAGTCAATGCCGTTGGCGATACTGTCTTTGCCCTTGCGTGCCGCGCGAATGCGGTACAGGCCAAGCTCGCGCAGGCGGTCGATGGACTTCGGTTCGGCGCTGTCGGCCGTGATGCGCTCTTTAACGTAGCCCATAGCAGCCACGCGCTCCGCGATGCGTTCGTTGGACATTCCCTTTTCGTACATCTCGTCAAAAACGTACAGTGTGCGGCTCACGCGGTCGATCATGCCGCAGAACAGTGCGGTCGGGTCATTCGTATAGCCGAAGTCAAGTCCGAACACGGTGTGAAGTTCCGGCCTGCGGCGCAGCTCGTCAATGTCGAACTCTCGTTCTTCCCAGTTCTCGAAGATCAGACCGTCCACAATCCCCCAGTCACCCAGACCAGCGACACGGTAGCGCCGCGGATTGTTCTGCCGCATACGCTCGAACAGGCGCTTGTCTGCGTCGTCCAGCCACTCGTTGCAGGTGTAATTGGTCGTCATGGCGAGAATGTCCGGATCCGGCGGTGCATCGAAAAAGCGCTTTTTCAGCCAGTGATGCTCGTTCCACGGGTTGAACGTGATCGTGATCTGCTTGAACAGTCCCGGCGCACTCTCGCCTCGAATGGATTCGTCCAGCATATCGAAGTCCTCCTCGCGGGTGACCTCGTAGGCCTCCTCGAGCCAGAGGAAGCACAGCTGACCAACGTCAACCGTGATGGACGTCACCTTGAGCGGATCGTCCAGACCGCGGAAGTAGATCTTCTGACCGGTCGGCAGATAAGTCATTTCAAGCGGGCTTTCCTTGACCGCCCACCATGCATCAACGCCCAGCCGGTGAATCGCCCACTTGAGCTCGGCAAAGCAGGAGTCCTTCAGCGTGCGGTACGTTTTGCGGACGACCAGCAGATTGGCTTCCGGGTACTCCATGATGCGGCCTATCTGGTTGAGTGCGGTCGTCTTGCTCTTCTTGCTGGCACGGCTGCCCTTGCACACGCGATAGCGGCCCTTGAAATTCCAGAACGTGCCGTAGCCGCGCCCGACGATCTCCGGCAGGCGCAGGATCCGCTTGTCAGTCTTCAAGCTCATCACCGCCGGTGATTACGACAGGAACCACGCCGCTCATGTTCACCTTGTCAGTAAACAGGCCGTAGTTCTTGCCGAGAAGCTCCAGCGCTTTGGTGCGCTGCGTAACGCTCGGGAACTGCTGATGCTCATTACCGAACATATCGTAGGCCGGGTACTTGACCCGCCCCATGCCGACGTTCGACAGCTCTTCCAGCACGTCCGCCGCCGTCGCAACGCTGCGCTGTTCCGCCTCTCCTCGCACTGCTGCCTGCAACTCCTCGTACCTTGCGGAAACCTTGGGGTTTTTCAGCAGCCGGCACGCACACTGATCGACCGTTTCGTCTTTCATGCGTCCGGCCTTGTAGGCGCTGCGGTATGCCTCACGCTGGCTCTTTCCCTCGATGAGCGCCAGCACGAAGGCCTCCTGTTTATTTGTCAGTCCTGCCACGCGCTCACCGTCCTTTCTGAAATCCGGGCACGAAAAAGCACCCTTGTTTCCAAGAGTGCCTTTCCGGAGGTGTTTCCAATGCTATGAAGCAGGAGAAACGCGGGATCTCAGTTTCATTCCCGCTGAACTTCATGATACCAGTATAGCACGGAACAATATGACATACCATGACATCCTATGCCATGTTTGCGATAAGCGGCTCCGCAGCGCGCAGCGCCTGACCGTGCAGGCGCATAACCTGCCGCCACGAATAATTCAGGTCAACCGCGATTTTCTCCCACTTCTCAAAGTTTAAGTACCGCTTTGTGAGAAGTGTCCGCAGCGTCGTGTCCGGCACCTCGGCAATCACCGCCGCAATCTCCTGCTTGATGTCAATGAGCTTGTCGATCTGGGCATCCACCTGCGCGGCAAAGTCGGCGTAGCGGCTCAGGCCGCCGTCTGAGGCACCGCCGCCACCCGGTGCACCGCTCACCGATGCCACGCCTGACACACAGCGGTCATATGCCCGGCGCTTGGCACTCTCCAAAGCCGTAATCTCGCGGTCGAGTGCCCACCCGCGGTTCAGCCAATCCTTAGTTGTCATGTGATTTCCTTTCCGTTCGATTGATATTTCTCTACACGAGCCTTAACAGCTTCCAGCAAAGCATCTTGCCGAGTTGCTTTGCCATCCAGCGCTCGCATAACATCTTCGTCAATAGTGCCTTCGGCTACCAAATGGGTAATGGTAACCCGCTCTCCCTTTACGCCCTGCCGATAAATGCGGGCGTTCGCCTGCTGATACAACTCCAGCGACCATGTCAGGCCGAACCATACGATGTGATTACCGCCCGCTTGCAGGTTAAGACCATGACCGGCTCCGGCAGGGTGCGCCAGCAGAATTGGAATCTCTCCTCGGTTCCACGCATCAATCTCTGCCGAACCCTCCAGCTTGCGTGCCTGTGGAAAACGCTGCATGATTCGTTCCAAATCATGTTGATACGCATAGAACACTAGCACCGACCGACCGTTGACGGCCTCTATCACATCTTCCAGGGTGTCCAATTTGGACTCGTGGATAATATGAGTTTTGCCATTCTCGTCATACACCGCTCCGTTTGCGATTTGCAGCAGCTTGCCCGAAACCACAGCCGCGGTACCCGCATCGACTATCTCGTTTGGCCCAAGTTCCAGCACGGCCTCTTTTTCCATTTCGGTATAAGCTGTCTGTGCTTCATCGTCCAGCTTGACAGTGCGAACTACGTCAACCCGCTCGGGCAGTTTCAGATAATCACAGGCTTTCATGCTGATGCAAATATCGGAAATACGGCGGTATATCTCGTCCTCTGCTCCGTCCTTCGGTACCCAGTCATAAACGACATAACCATTCCGGCGGCCGGGATTGAAATAACGGTTGCGGTATTCTGTCAGCGTTCGACCCAAACGCTTGCCCCGATCCAGCAGATAAATTTGCGCCCACAGATCAATCAGGCCGTTCGGACTGGGTGTGCCAGTCAGGCCGACAATATGCTTGATAAGCGGCCGCACCTTACGCATCGCCTTGAACCGCTTGGAACTTGGGCTCTTGAAACTGGAAAGCTCGTCCAGAACCACGCCGTCAAACGGCCATTCTGTGCCGTAATACTTTACCAACCGCGGGATATTCTCTCGGTTGATGCAATAAATATCGGCATCGGTTTCCAAGGCACCGATCCGCTGCGCCTGACTCCCCAGAACGCGAACCACGCGAAGCCCCCGCAAGTGATCCCACTTTGCGCTTTCCTTGGTCCATGTGTCCTCCGCCACACGAAGCGGCGCCACCACCAGAACCTTGTTGACTTCAAACCGGTCGTACAACCAGCCTGCAACAGCGGTCAGCGTGATAACCGTCTTGCTGGGCCTAAGCCCATATCCAGTAAAAGACCTGCTGCTGGCTTGTCCATCAGGAAGTCCTCGCAGAACTTCTGGTACTCATGGGGTATGAACTTCATTCGGCACCACCTCCTCCATCATCTTGTCAACGGCGGCCTTGCTGTCGGGAACATAAACTGTAAAGCCAAGATCCCGCAACATACCATGCACACGCAGCTGCCGCTTGCGCGGTTTCTGACCGGTGTCCTTTAACTCCGCGAAGCAGACACGGCCGCCAGAGAAAAGGATAAGCCGATCCGGAACTCCGGTAAATCCGGGACAAACCAATTTCAACGCAAGGCCGCCTGCTGCCGTTACCCGCTTACGCAGATAGCTTTCGATGTCTTTTTCCATATAGCCTCCTGTGTATCTCATGTATCACTGTATCACTTGTTGCCCTTATACGCCTACGTGGGCGTGCTATGCGGGCGCTCATACTCTCTATATACTACTTTTATACTTCCAGAGAATTTATATGATACAAGTGATACAGATACCGAAAACTATAGACGCTGTCTAACTTTTTTGTGTATCACATAACCTGTTACAGCCTTGATACAAGTGATACATAAGATTTTGTGATTGTGTTACATTCTGATACAAAATACGGTTTTTCGGCAGTCGTTGTGATACATCACGGGTCTACATCTACGCGACGAAAACGCTTTTGAAGTCCGTAGATACCGCAGCGCTGCCGTCCTTTTTCCTCGACCCAGCCAGGGATACGCCGTAAAATAGCTGCTACCGCCTGACTATCCTGCCTGGACAACCGCTCGATGTCGCTCTTAAAACATTCATTCCAGACTTCGGCCACGCATACAGTCATGCGAGGCTTCGTGCCCTCGGCGGTCCCGAAATCATCTGAAAGCCAAGCACGGCGATCCAGCTTGTCCCTGTCCTCCCAGTCCTCCGGCAGCAAGCGGTCAAGATACAGCTGAACTTCACCGGCACGCGGGTCGTCCTCTGTAAACTCGCGCTGCTGCTCACAGGCTGCAGCTTCCAGCTCGCCGGTCAAGGTCAGCAGCTCGCCCTCTTCGTAGCGGATAACCGCTTCCGCCCACAGCTGATGGACAATATCAGGCGTCAGGTCGTTCCAAACGGTACGCGCCGGCGGCTCATCACCCAGACGCACTGGCCAGAAACGGCGGTTGCCTGTATCATCACGGAGAAACGCCGCACTGTTGGTCGTGCCGAAAAAGACACACTGACGCTTGTGATCCTCTACGCGGCGACCGTATGGTGCGCGGTAGCTGTCCACCTGCTTAGAGATAAAGTTCTTTGTGACTTCAATCTCTGTCTTCTTCATGGCTGCCAGTTCCCCCAGCTCCACAAGCCAGAAACCCTGAATACCCTCGTAGGCTTCCTTGGTGCCGATACCTGCCAAGCTGTCCGTATACCACCCGCACGACATTTTATTGATGAGTGTGGACTTGCCTCGCCCCTGCGGACCGGCCAGTGTGAGCACATAGTCGAATTTACAGCCCGGATTCACGATACGCGCTACCGCAGCTGTGAACGCCTTGCGCGTAACTGCGCGAATGTACGGCGTATCCTCGGCGCCCAGATAATCAATCAGCAGCGTGTCCAGCCGCTCTACGCCGTCCCACTCCAGCCCCTTGAGAAAGCTGCGAACAGGGTGGATCGTGTTAGCACGAGCAACACCGCTCACTGCATCCATGATGCGCTCCTTGCCGGTAATGCGATAGGCCAGCTCCATGTACCGGCGGAGTTCGCTGTCGTCAGCATCCGTCCATGCGTCGCCATTCACGGTGTCCTGCACCTCTTTCCACGGCAGGTCCTGAATCGCGACGATACGGTCTTTGAAACAGTTATAGGCAAGTGTGCCTTTCAGCAGTGGGTCGTTGGAAAGGATAATGTAGGCGTTCTGAATGGTCTGCATCGGAACATCGCGCTTGTCTACTTCTAGCTGTGCGATCCATGTATCATCGGTCTGGTCCTCATCGGGAATATCAAAGTCGCCGCGTGCCTGGTCAAGCCGTTCACGAGCACTGGTCAGCTTGACAGCCTCGTCCGTGCGTGCCAGCTCGACCATAGCCGCATAGGACGGCAGCTTATTCACCGGTGTACCCTCGGCAGCCTCGCTGTCCTGTTCTCCGTACAGATGCAAACGAACCAGATCAAAGGCATTGCACAGGCGGCCGCTGACTGGATCGGTCGCGTGATTGGAATAGGCAAACAGACCGCCGTCATAGATAACCAGTCCGGCCGAGGTCGAGCCGCCAACGTAAGTGTAGCGTCCTTCCATTTCGCAGGCGGTATAGCGATCCGGCAGAAAGCGTTCAATCGCCTGCTCCACGTTATAAGTACGGCAGAACGCGCCCACGACACCCGGCTTTGCAGTCGGATCACCCTGATGCTTTGCCGCCGTGTGCCGAACATTGGCTGCGCGGCTGCTTTCCGGCCAGTAAGACGTATCGCGCCAGTCCGGATACCGCGCCAGCAGTGTATCGGGATTCAGCCATGGGCCATCTGTACAGTCGAAGTAATACTGCTGATCGACCGGAGTGCTCGGCCAGTACATAAGACGGGTCGGCTGATAAGTCGTATCGTCAAACAGATCCATCCCCAGGTCGTTCGCCAACATACGGGCAACCGCCTGATATTCGTCACCGGACAGCTGTCGGGTCAGCGGCACGATCAGGCGCAGGCGCGGCGTATCTGTACAGTGCTTATGGGTTGAGTAAACAGCAGCAGCGCAGCCGTAGAACATAGACAGGCTTTCCAGCAAGTCCATAGTGGCAAAATCAGCGTCCAGCGTGAGCATGGAACGGTGTTCCAGGTTCTCCGCCTTACGCCGCCCCTGTTTGAGCCAGCCGCCTACAAAACCGCCAACGTCCTTAATAGCATCCTGCTTGCTTTTCGGCAGCTTCAGATACTCGGCTAGCGTTTCGCGGGTCTGCGTAGTAGTCTGGATCGTGTTCAGAAATGCGCTCCACTGCATGGTCTTGTTTTTCCAGTGCGCGGCGGTACGGGACGAACCGACCGCCAGCGTAACAGGACCGTCATATTGCACTTTCACATAATCCCTCCTTAGTCCTTCATGTAAAACGGTGCTTCAAAACCGGCTGCTTTGAGCGGCAGACCGAACGCCCAGCGCGGACTGTGTCCCATGATCTCCAACACATCTTCCAAGGAACCCTGCCCCTTCGGTGCGTCAATGATGACCTCATCGTGAACGTGAAACACAATCTCATAGCCAACTTCCCACAGTGCCCGCATGGTATCACGCAGGCAGTCACGCGCAGTTGCCTGCACAATGTTCTCCACCAACTTGCCGCCGTAAGTCTTCTGGCGCGACCATGTTTTCTTCTCCTGATCGACGCCCATGTAGGTGATCCCCTCTTTATTGAACTTCGGTTCCGGCTCTAAGCGCGGCTGAAAATACGCCAGTCTGCGGCCCGACGGCAGCTGAATGAACAGGTATCCTCGTTCACAGAAAAACTTGAGGCCATGCCTGAGTGCCACTCGCTCGCCCTGTACCGCACGGATCGCGGCATTCTCAACATCATACCAGAACCGGACAATATGCGGGTTAGCACGGCGCCAGCGATTGACGATACCTGGAAGTTCCTCCTCCGGAATACCGCTTTCCAGCGCGCCCATGCGTTTCAGCGCACCGACACCGCCCTGATAGCCGCAGGCCAGCGTAGCGACCTTGCCTTTCGGACGGAGATCCGCGTGCGGACCGCCTTTTTTTATATCGTTCTTGACCTTATGGAACATCATCGCGGCAGTTGCCTCGTAGATCAGGCCGTCGCCCTTGAATTCCTCCAGCACCCACGGCTCACCTGCCAGCCACGCAATCACACGCGCCTCAATGGCGCTGTAATCGGCAACGATAAAGCGGCAGCCCTCGGACGGGATAAAGGTCGTACGGATCAGCTGCGACAGGACGAACGGCGGCGAACCGAACGCCATTTCCAGCAGTTCAAACTCGCCGTCCCGCACCAGCTCACGCGCCAGTTCCAGATCTTTGAGCTTGTTCTGCGGCAGGTTCTGCACCTGTACCAGGCGACCCGCCCAGCGGCCTGTGCGGTTGGCTCCGTAAAACTGGAGCAGATTGTGCACGCGGCCGTCATGACACAAGCCACGCTCCATCGCCTCGTACTTGGTGACAGATGTCTTAGACAGCTCCGACCGGATCGTCAGCATACGGCGTGCCTCCGGGCTTTTCACCTGCTGCATCAGCTCCGGCATGGCTTCCTTGTTGAGGCTCGGCACCTCGATACCCTCGTGTTCCAGCAGCCAGCGCTTGACCTGCGGTGCACTTTTCGGGTTATCCAGTCCGGTAAGGTCTTTCGCCTCGTCCATCAAGCGGGTATTGTACTGGTTACTGAGTTCCTGCGCTTGGTGCATGAGTACCTGATCCACGCGAACTCCCAGGTCATTGATATGCTGGTCATGCTGCCATGCCAGCCGTTCGGCCTCCGGAATGAAAAAGCCGGAAAGCCGCTGCCGAATGTCCACCTCGACATCAACATCGCGGATATTGTATTTCTTGAACAGCTCCCACTTTTCCGGTGCATCACTCGGAAGATTGCGGGTACGGCCACCGTTGGTCTTGGTCGGTCGGCACGGCTTGCAGAAATACTGAATCAGCTCCTTGCCCTCAGTCATCTTCTGCTTGTCCAGTCCCAATGCGGCACCAGCTCCGGCCAGCGTACCCGGCAGACCGAGATTAGAGGCCAGCACCATGGTACAGCTCCACTGCTCCGGCGGCATTGGCGACTGGAACCAGCGAGCCAGACAGGTACGCTCAAATGCTGCGTTGTACGCAGTCTTGAGCACATCCGGGTCAAGCAGTAACGCAGTGAACTTCGTAACACCGGGCAACTTATCGCCACCAGCCAGATCTATCACTTGTGTCGGCTCATCGTCTACCTTATAAGCAATGAGCAGGATCTCAAAGTCGTCCGCCTCACTGTACGGGCGGACACCAGAAGCGACCAGATCAACGCTGGAATAGGTTTCTATATCAACAGCCATAATCTTTGCCATAATCAGCTCTCATTCTCCTGTGCTTCATGCTCATACAGATACTCAATCTTCATACCGGTTACACGCTCAGCTTTAAGCCGCAGCTTTTCGTAGGCATAATCGGTATCAACCTCTTTCTCCATGCGCGTGATCTCGTCATTGTTTTCCTGGAGTGCAATAAAAAACTTCTTCATGCGCTCCGGTCCGAAACCGTAGGCATCGGCCACCGAGCAGACCGCCAGCCAGAGTGCTTTCTGTGTTGCCATATCCGCACGCAGCTGCACGGTGGCATCGTCTGCCGCCTCCTGTACTGCCTCACGGATCATGCGCTTGCGCGCCAGCATATCCGCATAGTTCATGCCGCGCGGCTTGCCGGAGCGCTTGTTCTTAGTCTTTGCCATGGTCAGCCTCCCTCTCTTTGGCGCGCCGTTCCGCGCCGTGCAGAATGGCCTGAATGGTGTATGCGTCCATCAGCGTCATAACCGGAATGGTCTTCCTGCATAGTTTCAGCAGGGTTTTCGCTGTTTTCTTATCTACCGGGCCACTGAAATCGTTCATTTCTTGTCCTCCTCCCGCAGATGATACATCAGGAAGTCAGCCTCCGGCACATCGCAGAACTCGTCCTTGTTACGGCCGACCACGAGGATCGTGCCGACGAAATCCACGCCGACGAATCGGCAGTTGTACGGCAGACCGCACAGACGGCCCTCCTCGTTGCAGACGATAACAACATCGGCAATGCTTACGGTTTCGATGTACCCGCCGACCTCCTGCTGCAAGGCTGCCAGCGTGTTGTCGATGTCGATCAGCTCCGGCTCGCAGCCGGGCTTTTTACGGATTGCTTGCATAATGCCCCTCCTACTTCAAAAAAAGTTCGATCGGCTCAAACGAAATTCTCCTCTCAAACCAGAGCTTAAAACAGCTCAAACGAATTATAATGATAAGAACCCCGCCGCCTTTGCAGCAGCGGGGTTCGGTTAATTGCTTACTCGAGATCGCCGAAATCCTCGTCACCCTCGTAATCGTCGTCGAAGTCGTCCTCAGCGCGGCTGCGGCCGCCCAGCGGCGTACCGTCTGCAACCTTCTGAATATTATTCAGACCGGCGGCTACACCGTTGTTGCCCGAGGTCGAGAACGGATAGAAGTTGATGGAGAAACGGCAGAAGCAACCGCTGTAAACCTCCGAGGTGTCCATAATCTCGTGCTTTGCCAGGTCGATGATACCCGGGCGGGTCTTACTGTTGGCGTTCAGGAAGTAACAGCCTGCAAACGCCTCATCGTCCGGGCGCTCCTCGTCACCGTCACGCAGCGGCAGCTTGAGGTTGACCGGCTTCTTGCCCTTCCACTTAGACTTAATGCCCTCCATGATGGCAGCCTGGATAGCGGCATTGACCTTCTTAATGGTCACCTTGTCGTTCTTGGGGATAATGATGCACGCGCCAAACTTCGGATCAGAGTTGCCGTCAATGCTGACAGCATCCCATACATGAGAGTAAGACAGGCGGCACTTGCCGGTGATAACCTTGGTCGGCTGATTAGTAGACATAGTAAATTCCTCCGTAATTCTAAATTAGTATGAATGGTTTTGTAATGTAACTTTGGTTGTAATTCACGGTTTCTGCGCTTCCGTGAGAATTGCCTGCATCTTGCACAAGCGCTCATAATACCGCTTAGCGGCCTTTACCGCTGTGGTAAGGCGACGGTTTTCGCTGATTACCTCACGACCATGATTTTTCGGGTCTTTCCAGCCGTTCACATATACCTGTGAAGCGGTTTTCCACTCCTGCTGGGCGTCTTGAGTCCTCTGCTTAAACCAGTCATTCAGCTCCCGCAGGGTATCCTCATTACGCCAGTCTGCGACCGCCAGCCTGACCATCTTACGCCAGTTTGGCAGCAGCATTTCGTGTATATGCCCCGGATCAAGGTTCGCATGGAACGATCCGTTCACGATATGAAAGATCTTGTTCACGGCCGCACCTCGTCCGCAAAGTCTTCAGCGGCCTTGGCGGCGGTATTCAGCTCCGGGCGCTTATCCATTTCCGGTACCAGTGTTGGAGAGCCTGCCGGCTTCTCGATCAGACCGCCGACCAGTTCCGCCAGCTTCTTCGCGCCTACCAGCTTCTCCATGGCAGTAATGCCGAGCAGTTCCTTGGGCTTGTAGATGTCGGCGGTTGTAAAACCCGCCCTTTTCAGCCTGCGAGCGATAGCGGCCTCGTTGACATAGCGCCGGTTGGCGCGTCCCTCGACTACCTTAAAACCCGGGAACTTCTCCCCCTGGTTGACTGCTGCCTTTTCGGCGTAGTCCTTAACCTGCTTCGCCCACGAGAGCAGACCCGGCAGGCGTTCCAGTACCTCGGAGATCTCTGCGTTGTCCATCGTTGCGGCGTCCTGAAACTCCTTTGCGGCAATCTCCAACTGGTACTCCGCGCGAGCCTTACAGATTGCACCGGCCTTACACCAGCGGCAGGTTTCCTCGCTTGGCGCGAACTCGCCCTCACCGGCATAGGCCAGCGCCGCACGCGGTTTCAGTACGTTCTCCGCCCAGTCCAGCAGACTGTCCCGCTCGATAACCGAGGTGGAAATGCTATCTAAGCGCGGCTGGTAGATAGTCATGCGGATAGACTGAATATCATAGAACAGGTCGAACGCCAGCAAGCAGCCAAGCGCATAGATCTGCATTTGCGGGTTGCCCTCGGCGCTGACAGCGTGCCCGGCTCCGTATTTCAGGTCAATTACGTCCATCATGCCGTCAGCAATGATAACGCAGTCGGCAGTACCGAAGCCCTCCGGCACATATTCGGTCACATCAATGCACTGTTCAATAAAGATCAGCGGATCCTTACAGCGGGTATGTGCCTCGGCCATGCGCTCACCGACAAAGGCGGCATAGCCTTCCATGTGCTCCTGCATAGCGCGAGAATACTGCGGATCTGCCTGCACTTCGGCCAGTTCAGTCAGACCGGCGCCCTCGTATTCAGCTCGCAGGAGCAGCTCACCCAGCCGGTGAGCCAGCGTGCCCTCGGTAGCATAGGCGCTGCCGGTATCCGGCAGGCCCTCCTCCAAACGGGCACTTTTCGTGCAGCGACTCCAACGGAACGCGCTGGACGGCCCCAGTAATGCGTGCTTACTCGGCATTGATCTCACCCAGCTTCTGCATGAACTCGGGGTACTTTTCCGGCGGCAGCGTGCTTACGCCCTGAGCCCCAAGGCTCTCGAGCAGATCGCGTACCGCCTGCTTACCGTGTTTCTTTGCGACGGCTACGGTTTCAGCACGCACTTCCTCGCGCGTGTAAGCACGAGCGGGTTCTGCGGTATCGGCGGAACTATCGGTCTGCTGCTCCGGAGTGCTATCCTCTGCAACAGGCTCAGCGGCCGTTTCCGATACAACCGCGTCCTTGTTTTCTTCCGTAGGTGGCTCAGATACGGCCTTGTCCGGCGTGTCCGAATTAGACACCAGTTCCGGCTCCCGCTGACCGACTGGCTGCATCATGCCCGAGCGGACCAGATCGGCCAGCTTGGTCAGATCAGCCAGTGCTTCTGCAGCCGTATTACCGGCAATCTTAATCTCGATCATCGTTCTCTTCCTCCTCGTCATTAGCCAAAGCGGTATAAAGGCCGCCCTGGAAAAAAGATTCACGGGCAATCGCGTAAATACGCTCACCCCAAGGCGTATCCTGCGGCAAAACGCCCAACGCTTTCACAACGGAATCGAAGCCCTCTTTCTCGAACGCTTCGTCCAGGCCCTCACGAAGCGACTTGAGCGCCCCCGTCAGCTGCTTGTCCAGCTTGGGGTCGATGAGCTTCACCGCCTTTACAGAAGGCATAGTCGGCTTGGTGATGCTCTCACACTGCTTCATAAAGCCGTCCTTGAGGCCTGCGTCGTATGCCTGATTCTGGAGCTTTACAATGAGGCTCCACAGGTCACGGCTGGTCTTGTCCAGCGGACCGCCGTTCTCTTCCTCGATGGCCTTGATGAACGGCGTAACATTGATTGGATATTTCGGCATTGTTTTTCTCCTTGCTATGTACTTTACATCTGGTTGAGCAGTTCCTTGATAATATCTGTCGGAACACCGCTGCGCAGCAGGTTCGCAATATCATCGCCGTTCAGCTTTTCTCCCTCATGGATAACAAGCGCACGGCAGCGCAAGCCCGGACCCGGCATATCGTTCCATACCGAAGTGGCCCCATGGCCGAGTGCTTTGATGAGTTCCATGCGGAACGTTTCCGCGTACTCCTGATTATTCTTCTTGAGTGCCTTATAAGTACCTGCGATTGCATAGCTGAATTCCTTAGCGATATGCTTGATTTCTCCAGTCATATCAACATTGAAGACATCGCAGTCACTATTCTTAGGACTGGTAATTTTTATCATTGTTTTTCTCCTGACTCCATGCTATTATGTAGTTGAAATTATTTTTCATGGGCCGCTATTCGGAATTGCCGTTCCGAAGCGGCCTTTTTCATGCCTTGATGACCTTGGACACGCTGACGGCGAATACGCCCAGCAAAACCAACGACAGCAGTGCGCAAGTACCCATCGACAGCGTTCCCACTTCGGTATAGCCGGTGACACTCAGCAGTCCAAAGAAGCTCAGACCGGCGTTGATTGCGTGAATACGGTTCATGTCCTGACCTCCTCTCTGAACCCGGCGGCTTGCGTCACCCACAGGTAAAACGTCAGCGTCGGAATGTAGAATGCCCGGTTGTGCGCATTTTTCTTGAGCCAGCCCAGTCCGAACGGACACGAACCATGTTCCAGGCACGCTCTCAGGCTTTCACCGGCCATACCGAGGAAAGCCGCGCACTCCTCAATGGGAATCTTTGTCGGGTACTTCTCGCAAAGCTGTTCAAGCTCTGCCAGCTTAGTCGCAATGATGGTGGGTACCGCCATTCCTGACACCTCCCTCTTTGTTCTTGCGCTTGCCTTTCTTGCGGCGCTCCCGCTCGGCGCGAATGCCGTCAACGCGACCAGCGTTGTAGCAGGCAGCTGCAGCGCAATACCGCGCCCATGTCGGGTCACGGCCTACGCCGGTACCGAGGCGAGCCGCAAAGCAGTGATCGAAAATCTCTCTTGCGTGGAAAAGCATAAGAGCGCCGGTCGTGTTGTAAGCCAGATCGGTGGCTTCCTTCGGAGTAAGCGTTTTCATTGGTTTCACCCTCTTTCTTCGGTATTATCTTCCATGAGCTCCGTGACGGACACGTTTAACTCTTTCGCCATACGAGCAATAGTGTCGAGCTTGGGGCTTGCGCCCCGCTTCCAAGCCGTTACCAGGCAACTGCTCAATCCGGCAGCGGTGACAACGTCCGTCGGACTTCTGCCGTTTTTATCGCAGAGCTGCTGAAAGCGACGATAAAAAGCTGCTGTCTTTTCCAAAAAACATACACCTCCCTCTTGACTAAATAGTAGCGCCGTGATATATTCTATTTATAGAATTTAACCGAATATATTTTCGACACTACGAACTTCCAACTCTGTCGGGGGACTTTTGCAATTCGCTAAATCGAAGTTTCTGAACATAGGATAACTCGATATATCGAATTTGTCAAGTCCTAAAATTCGTTTTTTAGAATTTATTTTTAGAGGGGACTAAAATTATGTTTTTTGATAATCTGAAAGAGGCTTGTTTCAAAAAGGGCACCAGCCCTACCGCATTGCTTAAATCGCTCGGTATGAGCACCTCCAGCGTCACCTCATGGAAGAAAGGCGGCACGCCTTCCATCAACACCATTTACCGCCTGGCCAACGGCCTTGGTGTGGATCCTGCCGTTCTCATTGATTCGGCTACCCGACCAGCTTTTGATGCCTATAACGCAGGCTATATAGACGGTATGGATGAGCATGAAAACGAAAAAAAGCCCGTCCTTACGAAAAAGGACGAGCGTGATATAGCCCGCGATCTGGAAGCCATCATGGCCGATCTTGAAGCTGGCGGCGATATGATGTTTGACGGTGATCCGATGACACAGGAAGCCCGCGAAAGTATTGTATCCGCCATGCGTTTAGGCTTAGAAGCTGCCAAAGCTAAAAACAAAGCAAGATTTACTCCGTATAAATACAGAAAGGAATAACGCATGACCCAGAAAGCCCTTGCCGAAAAATTAGTTCGCACCTATGGTACACGTGACCCCTTTGGCATCGCCAAAGCTATGGGCTTTATCATCATCAAAACTCCGCTTAAAGGAATCCGCGGATTCTACCAAGAGGCACGCCGCTGCCGTATCATTTACTTGAGAGCAGATATGCCAGAGCAGGAACAGAAATGGGTATGCGCCCACGAGCTGGGACACGCGCTCCAGCATAAGGGCCTTAACCGCATCTTTATGGATAACTGTACGCAGATGGTCACCAGCCGCTACGAAAAAGAGGCCGACCAATTTGCGATAGATCTTCTCTACTCCGATGAGGACCTCCGCGATCTGGCCGAGTATTCCGTTGCCACTGTTGCTCAAATACTTGGAGTCAAATACGAGCTGGCCGAATATCGTATGAATAGTTTAGCTTTATAATAGTTCAGTAAAAGGAGTATTTTACTATGTTCTTTTCCCGCAAAAATAAACCCGACGGTATAGTCATCCCTCACTACGAGGGATTGCCCGGTTTCCGTCAGGACTTCCCCTGTAATGCAAAAATTTCCGGTGATATGCTCGTGTTCTCCAACAACGAAGGCAAGACTGTCAATCTGCCGATTGCTCAGATACAATCTGTAGACACCATGGTACGCGAACGCAATTTTATGGCAAGGTACCACGGAGATGCTATAACAACATCAAAGGGTGCCGAAAAACTGTATTATGTTATCACATATACCAGTTCCTCCGGTGCAACTGCTTACCTTGCCTTTTGGGATGTATACAGTTCCAAGACGAATAAGTTCTTTGAAAGTATCCCCGTTGCGCAAAGTGATACTATAACGCTATAAGGGGGCATCATACAGTCTGTATCGCTGTATCACTTGCGCCCTATACGCGCCTGTGTATGCGCGTTACGCGGGCGTTATGTCCTCTATTGTATTATTTTTATAATTCCAGAGAATTTATATGATACAAGTGATACAGATACCAGAAAGCACAGACTGTGCCTGGCTTTTTCGTGTATCGCACGATATGTTACAACACTGATACATGAGATACAGACACGCCTTTGCCCACACTACCGTTTTGTTACGGAGTGATACACAACCATCCACCACTGTTACAAAAAAAATCCCGCTCCGGTGCTACCAACACCAGAGCGGGACATGGGGTACTGATAAACCTACCACAGCCATCAGTACCTCTATTTTACCATACTTTTTTACGGTAAGAAAGGGGTTATTTTTATGCCAAGAAAAAAGCCAACACGCAAAGACAAACGGTTCGAGTACAAGATCACCATCGGCCGAAATATCCACGGCAAGCCGCTGCGCAAGTCCTTTTACAGCACGGTGAGTCTGTCCGATGCGAAGAAGAAAGCTGAGGAGTACCGCGTAGCCTCCGAGGTGTCGGCGCGTACCGGAGAGGCCTTTGTGCCCTCCACCGGCCGCTTTGCTCCCTGGGCGCGGAAATGGCTGCTGTCCTATAAGCAGCCGTTTGTTGAGGAAGATACATACAAGCTGACCTACGTCAGCCTTGTCGAAGGGCACCTGATCCCCTACTTCGGCAATGCCCTCCTCTCTGATATTCGTCCGGTAGACATACAGGCGTATTTCGCCACTAAGACATCGTGCTCGGAAAGCCGGTTAAAGAAAATGCGGTCAATCCTCAATGCAATCTTTGAATGTGCGATTGAGAACGACCTCTGCTATAAGAACCCTGCCAAGCACTGCACCTACCGCAGCACCGCTCAGAAGCATATCAAGCACGTTCTCAGCGATGAGCAGATGGAAACGGTCAAAGCCTATACCGCAGATCGTATGCCCGAGGTCGTGCTCCTGCTGGAAACCGGCCTGCGCCGTGGTGAACTGGTTGGCCTTATGTGGTCGGATATTGATTTGAACGAAAAGACCCTCCGCGTGCAGCGCTCTATGATCGTGCGGAACGGGACGGTCGTTGCCAATCCGCCAAAGTGGAAAAGCTACCGTACCCTGCCGTTGAGCGAGGAGGCTGTCCAGCTGATCCGCTCGCTGCCGAAGGAATCTCTGTATCTGTTCCCGAACGAGGATGGCAAGCCCTATTGCCCGAACACATGGTCGCAGAAGCTCAAACGCCTTATGCGAAAGCTGCACAATGAGCATAACGAAGTTCCGGTTGTGACAGCACACGAACTGCGGCACACCTATGGTACTTATCTCCGGCGGCATGGTGCAGACATCTACACCATCCAAAAATTACTTGGTCATAAGGACATCAACGTCACCGCCGAAATCTACGTTCACAACGAAATCGACACGCTGCGCAACGTGCTGACTTCGATCAATCCGACAGACGAAAAACAGGGCAAAACCGCCGAATCTTCCTGACGACAAATTGACGACACCAAGGTGTAACGGATTGAAAGAAATCGCAGATTTCCCGTCCTCAACACTCCGAACTATTTTCTGCATTTTATCTCAAATATTACGAAAAACACAGATAAATCATCACTTTTGCATATCCGAACTACGCACTACGGTTGACAGATTTGAAAACAAATATATAAGCTTCAGGTGCTAGTGTTCGCAAGGACGTGGGGGGTCAAGTCCCCCCATCCGCACCAAGAATTGTGCTGAAATCTTTGGGTTTCAGCTCTTTTTCTATACTTTTTAGAGTATTTAGTTTTGTGATGTAATTTGTGAAAAACTGCTGTCTAATACCGGCGTCTAATACTTTGCACGACCTGTGTTTTCGCACTAAATTCTTTGCGGTAGCATTAGCATTGTATTAGACAAGTTTCAGCGCCTTTCCCATCGCGGCAGCGGTTTCCTTTTTCGCCTCCTCGTCAGTGTGCGTGTAAATGTTCAGCGTAGTCATTGCATCAGCGTGACCGAGAAATTCCTGAATCTGTTTAATGTTCACTCCCTGTGCCAGAAGCAGACTTCCTGTGGTATGACGCAAGTCGTGGAAACGGATTTCCGGCAGGTCATACTTCACCAGCAGCTTCTTGAAATTGCGGGAAACATAACCAGGCAGGATAATGCGTCCATCCGGCCAAACACACACGAAGTCGGAGTCGTGATACTTGTCCCCGTATTCGCGCTTATTTGCCTCCTGCTGCGCTTTCAAGCACTTGAAGTATCCAATCACATCGTCCATTACGCTGAGCATACGGTGGCTCGTAAACGACTTAGTGTGCTCGTCAATGAGCAGCGTACGCATTTGAGTAACCGTATTGGAAATCATAATCGTGTGGTTCTTGAAATTGATGTCCCTCCAACGCAGGCCCAGTGCTTCACTACGCCGCATACCAAACAGCAGGCCCAGCATAATAACCGGTTCCAGCACTTCACCATGGATAACTTCCAGCAGCTTGTTGGCCTGCTCGACCGTGTACGCCTGTCCCTTAAACCGGTCTGGGCGCTTCCGCCGCGGTATACGAGCACGGTCACAGGGATTGACTGAAATCGTTCCCTTGTCCAGCTCCCTTTCGAGAGTGCCACGAATAATGATATTGTGCTTTTTAATCGTTTCTACGGACAATCCCTCCTTCAATTTTGCCTTGTAATAGTCTTCAATATCATCTATCGTTATTTCCGTAACCAGCTTGTTTTTCTTCTCGAAAAACGGTATAATGTGTGTATTGAGATTCAAAGTGTACAATTCGTAGGTGTTCGTGCGGATTTCATACTTCTTATATTCAACCCAAGCTATCAATGCCTCAACAAATTTGAGTTTTGTGACAAGAAACGAAGTCGATTTCGCATTTTGCGCTTCTAATTCGGTCAAAATACGGTGCAGTGCTGCATTTGCTTTCGTCTGGTTACGACCTTTCTCCGAGATTCCTGTTGGAATCCACTTTTGATGAAGTTTTCCGTTTTCGTCCTTTTGGTAAACTACGACGTAATACTTACCGTGCTTTTTCTGTAAGCTTCCTTTCATCGAGCATCACCTCCCTTGCGGAGTGATAAAGATGCAAATTTGTTCATATAAAGTCATTTCCGTATGGAAAAGGGTTCGTGATTTATAATTCTGAGGTGCTATATTTCGTGCGTTGTTTTCAATTAAAATTCCATACTTGTAGAGTGTATTGAGGGATTTTGCCCTCGGATATATATAGTATGGTCGAAAGCCACCTTAAGAAGTGATTAGATAGAAACAGGAGCGCTGTTGCGCTCCTGTTTTCTTATGCCCTCACGCCTTAGAACGGTCTATATTCGTTCAGATTGCCCTCGAGATACATTCCCTTGAGCGTGTAATGCAGACGAAACAGCGCATCAATAAAGGCATCAGGGTGTGGATGACTGACCTTGTCTGCCATCTCGTCAATATCCTGCATCGGGCTAAGACACGGCGGGAAATTGCCGTCCAAGAGCGCGTGCAGGCAACACTCGGTATCACGATGGAGCGGCAGAGCGAGCTTTTGAAAATCCTGAACAGAAACGTGCTCAAACAGTTCTTTCAGCATGACAATCATGTGGTTCAAATCCTCCATCTTGTTTTCGCCGAGGATAATGTCCGGTGTCATGAAGAACAGCTTACCATCAAAGCAGTTCGCAAGGAACAGAACGCAGTTTGGAGCGCCATTGGGCCAAGGATACTGAAAAAACATGAACCAATCGAAAATGCGCTTTTCCTTTTCGGTCATCTGGCTTTCGAAATCCAGCAGATTGAACTCCAGTTCGTCCAAAGTCGTGCAATAATCCAGGTGGAAACGGTCCCCCAGTTCCCATGCAAGCTGCTGCACCCGAAGTACCAAATCTCCGGTGACGGCGAACCGTTCTGGCTCACCAAGGTTTTTCACTTCCTCGCGGAAGCGCATAACAGTTGTTTCTAATTCGGACTGTGGAACATCCAGCATATTTTCGAACAGGGACTGTACCGTTTCAATAGCAAAATCATTCATAATCGTAACCTCCAAGACCGTTAAAACAGTTTTCCGTCAGCGTAAATTTTCATCAGCAGATGGTGCAATCTGAACAATTCCTGCACCAAATCATTGTGCCGTCCGCGATAAAGGACTGCCATTTCGAGTTCATCAATGTGGGAAAGCGGGTCAAGTTCGCGCGATACACGACCGGTCAAAAGTGCATAAAGGTAACCCTCAATATTGCAGTGCATGGGTACGGCAATCTTCTGGAAGTCGGCAATCGTTAACGTGTGAAACAGGTGCATAAGCATCACGATGCCCTTGTTGACCTCTTCCGGCGTGTGGCGAGTAACAACTACATTCGGTGTGAGGAAGAACAGTTCATCCTTGAAGCAGTCAATCAGAAGCAAACGCGCTTCCGGCGCTCCATCACGCCACGGGTACATCAGAAAGTCGTAAATCTGAAAGGTGCGGCGGTCGCTCTCGTTCATACGTTCAACCATCGTTGCCAGCTGGCAGTCACGGTCTGCCTTGTTGAAATACTCGATGCGCAGGTCGTTGGTGATGCGCTCGATTTCACAGCAGATGTCGTTTTCAAGTACGTCGGTCAGCTCTTTCAGCTCGGACTTGCTGAGTTCCATCGCATGGTTACGGAAGTGCTGAACGGTATCGTTCAAATAAACGGTGTCTCGGTCTGGATTTTACGAAAAGCATCCTGAAAAGTTGTAATGTTGTTCATAGAAAAACCTCCTCAATCAGCAAAAACAGCGAACTGGCGATAGAATTTCTCGTCAGCAGACAACTCAGCGATGATGTACGACAGAACTTCGTCTGCCTCACCACCGATGCCCTTGCTCCACTCGCGATAATCGTTCGAGCGCTGGTTGACAGCATAAGCGAAAACCTTGGTCGGCGCGACACCGGATGCCAGATCGTGCAGCGCGGCGTAGACCAGATGCACGAACCCGTACAAGCGCGGCATGGTTTCCAGCGTTTCGCGGAACAGCGGGTGGTTCGGCGGGACGATCACCACACGCAAACCGTTGCGGCAAACCAGCTCGAACTTCGCCTTCGGGTCGATACAGAGCAGCAGCACCGTGCCGATTGCTGCCTTACCGAAATTCTTCTGCGTTTCGAGAATACACTCCGTAAGCGGCTTCAAACGCTTCGGCAGGCGGTACGGGTAGACGATAACAGTCACCTGCTCTCCGGTCGTGGTCATGCCAAACCCACCAACTAAATGCTGCGAATTCATAAAGAATCCTCCTTTGAAATTGTATTTGAAAACAAAAAACAGCGTGTAGGTGTGCCTACACGCTGTCTAACAATTTCGACTGGAGGAAAATCCGGGTTCGCTTGCAATATTGCCGAAAAAAAGGTATACTAATTCTGCGGTGCGGAATTTTCCGTTGTGTAGGTGCTGTAGCCACCTGTGCAGGTACAAGAGAGCGCCAACTCTTTTGTACTGCCGCGTTATTTTGTTTTCTGTAAACATTATAGCTATATGTATACATATATTCAAGCGCAATATTTCACAAAATCAAATCGAATAATTTGTACATTTTTATATGTATACACATATGCAAGAATTACAGCAATTAGAGTATAATGAAATCACTTCCTCAAAGGAGAATTGCCATGGGACTCACCGATGCACAAATTCGAGCAACGAAAAAATATCAAAATAAGTTTGATGATATAAAGTTACGTGTTCCCAAAGGAGAGCGCGAAGTGCTGCAAAAACACGCACAATCCAGAGGTGAATCGTTGAACGCTTTCCTTTATCGAGCTGCAACAGAAACTGTTGCACGCGATAATACAGAAGAAAAAGAGCAATAAAATTAGGCACAACGTTTTTTGAAATTTTCAAAGCTTATTGATTTTTCCAACGATTGTAGCCGCTACAATCATTGACAACAGAAAATTCCCATATCATCCAGTTCTGATTTTAGTAATCTTTTATCAATTTTATTTTGTATACTTATACGAAATTTATCATCTTCTCTTATATAATTTGACGACATTTTCTACACCTCAAAAATTACGAAAAACCGTGTTTTTGCAACCAAACCCCGTATGTGATTTCGACCCCTGATTTTATGATTTCGGGGAAACCGTAATGATTACGGGGTCTGGACAGAAAAAATCGTATATTTTTCGATTTTGCGGCTTTTTTTCGTTTTTTTGATGCAATGATTTTGATGTTTCCTATACGGTTTTTGTTCGATTTTTTCTGGTTACGGGTTTTTTCGCCTGCTTTCTGGTTGCAACTTTTTCGCCGTTTTCATTTTTTCTGTAAATAATTGCATATTATACGCTAACAGCACCGAAATCTCCGGATTTTCGGTGCTGTTGTGTTTTTGGCGACCATCACTTCTCACATAATCTTTATTGTAGACAGTTATTGATGAAAAGGAGGCTCTGGTTGTTTCAAGTAATTGTTTCCGGCGGTTACGAAAACCGCACGATATGCACCTTGAAACAGCGTCCATGGTTGTGTTTTCAATGAAAAACGCAATCACAATCAAAGTTGGGACGTGTGTAATCGAAACGGAATTGGCGAACACCGGCGGCTCGGATGAGCGCACGGCATGACAAATATTTGCTGTCGTTCACCAATCTACTGCTGCAATTATTGGTCGTAAACAACACATCGAACGCGAATGGCTTAAAGGTTATATTGCACGAAAAAGTGCAATATAACCGATTAAGCAGGTGCTCAATCGGTTTTTTCAAATATCACCGATGCATCACTGGCTTTTCTACGGCAATGATTGTAGCCTCTCACGAATTTTTTCTTCATATAGATGTAGGGTTGTTCGAAAATTGATTTATTTCCCAACTGATTCGCCCACATAGGTTTATCATCTTTCCCGCTGATTCAAATATCAGAGAACAAAAAAGATGTCTCTCGGGCGAGAGTTGAACGTCATGGCGGGTTGAAATTCCCGGTGCGGAGGCACAAAAATCATGGGATAACTATACCCATTTGCAAAGCAATTTTTGTATAGGAGGATTTTATGGGCAACAGGAATAACAACGGAAGCCTTTTTCATCAGCTTATCAACGCGCCGGAATTGATGGAGCGACAGGATTTATCTCAGCCGGTATCATTTCAAACGCGAGAGAATTATTGCAACTGGTGTCACAAGGCAGCTGCTGTTTTCAAGAGCTACGGTATCCAGAATTTAAGTGAAATCGGCAAGGACGAAATCCAGCGCTACGAGAACCAACTCGAAGCCGAGGGCAAATCCGCTTCAACAATTCACAATTATCTGGTGCCAATCTGCAAGGCCACAGGTATCGCAATCAAAGACATTCGTAAGCCAATTCGTGCTTCGAGTGAATTTAAGCGCAGCGCTGGCAAAGGCCGTGGTTACGGTGGTAAACCGGCGGAGTTGAACAAATATCTCGGTCTGCGCGAAGGCGATCTGAAACGGCTGCGCGGCGATTCGCTTATATACAAAAACGGGCATTGCTATGTCATTGTCGATAAGGGCAAGGGTGGCAAATATCAAGAACAGCGTGTCTGCGACAAAGATGTTGCAGATGTGCAGAAGTTTTTCGACGGCTCACATCGCAAGCTGTTTATCGCTGGGGATT